GACTCAGCGTCTTCTCCGTTAGGAGCGCATCCTACAAATAGTTTAATACATTCCATTGAACCGTTCCTCGCCGAGTTGTTCGTAATAAGGCATGATCTGTTCTGCTGACTTTAATCTACCGCCAAGTCCAGCGCAACCTTTACATATTGATTCAAATCTTTCCTTACGCCAAGTTTCAAACTTCTCGCCTTCCCATATTTCTTTAATTGTACCATCTACTCCAACTTTACCAAACGTAGGTTCTAGTTTGTAGTTAATACAACAGGAAGTCAATTCTCCACGGAAGTTGATGTTAATGGTTTTGTATGGTTGTTCGCAAAGTTTCATTCCAATCTCACTACCATACTCAGGCATAATATCAATAAAACTATGAATTTTTTTCCATTCAATGGGCACGCCAGTTTTTTCTGCCCATGCCTTAAAGTCCTCAACCTCTGCTTCGTTCTTTTCGTTTACAGTGATCTTTGCTTTAAAGTTTCCTGGGATATTCTTAGAAGTTTTAACTTGCCAGTAATCAACAATATTTTTTAGCACACGCTCGAGATGAGGTTTACCGTGTATCTGTACATAGTTATCTGGGTCAAGTGTATCCAACGATACTTTAATTTCATTAAACGCTCGTAGCAGTTCCTCAGGTTCATGTTCATCCAACGCCACTGCGTTGGTGTTCATCATAGTTTTTTTAAAACCTTTTTCCAAAGCATATCGACCACGGGACGCCATATCGCCCACCATGGTTGGGTCACCCATCGGTCCGCATACGTTAAATGTATGTAGTGAAGGTATACGTGAACCTTGATCGATAATTTCCTTAACCAATTCAAAAGGCATGTCATATACTTTATTTGCTTTCTTAGTTTGTTCTTTTACTTTCTTCGGGTCATTACGCCAACAGAAAAAACATGCTTCGTTACAACGTACAGTTTGGTCTACGATCAGCATGAATGGATCGTACTTTAATTTTACTTGACCTTTGGTGTTATCTATGATCGTCAAACTCATATTTTAAATTCTCCACTTCCCATTTAAATGCATTACGAACAAGTTTTACATCTTCATCATTATACATGTGACTGTAATGATCGTCTTTTCTTACACCCGACTTTAAATTATAACTGGAAAACTTGTCAAAGTCAAGCTTTATCCCAACCTTTTCTAAAACCACTGGTAGATCCTTAGCGAGTTCTTCCCACTTTATAATAATGCAATATGTAGCATCACTATAACGAGGATAATCTACAGGCAAATTTGCTGGGTTTTTAAGGAACTCTGAAAATGTGGTTTCTTTAGGGATAGTCTTTATCTTATCTCTGAAGAAAAAATACTGACTAACGCATTTATCCCAAGGATTGCGTTCAAACGTAAACACTCTAAAGGTTTCTGCCTCAGGTTCGTAGTGTTTTATTTCTTCCCAAGACATATGCCCACGAGAACCATTTGGCATATTATACCATTTGATGTTGTCTACTTTTGATCCAGTACATTTATCTTTTTCATGATCAAAGTGATTGTCGATAATATACTTCTCGAAAGAAGTACCGCCAACCTTTCTTGTTTTGATGAATATGAAATTATGTGTGTATGATATAAGCATTATATAATCCTATATTGTGTAGCACTCGTTTAGTAATCTTCCCTCAATTATATGTTCAGGTTTGGTATGCCACTTACCGTTTATATTGTCGTTCAAAAATCTAATGTCCTCAAGCACGTTATGTTGAAACTGCAATCTTACTTCTTCATAATTGCAATCACCTTCAGTTATATGAAGAGATAGTATAATTCTGCGGAATTTATCCTTTCCGTAATAATCAACCATCTCTTTTAGTTTTTCGCTGGAACCATAATAACTCTTCCAGTTAGACTCATTCTTTACTCGCCTAGTTTTACCTTTAGTTTTTCTGCGACTGTAAAAGTATTTCCTTCCTATGTATAATCTTTTATCTACAGCACATTCAATAACATATACAAAACCAACAAAGTCGCTGATTAAATCTGAAGTAAAAGGTTCGTCATTAAATATCCATGGGTTTTCATATAACTCATTCTCTGTCTTCAAAGTTGAGTTCTTCGATTTGTTCGTACTGTTCTTCTCCATCTAGTTCTTCTTCCACATCAGTTAAATCAATATCAGTACCACAAAATGGACAATAAAGTGGTTCGTTGTTCATCATCGTCTCAACATAATTTATATGGTAATCTGCACCGCAGGCATCGCATACAAGTTCGTATACTATTTCAGACATATGCTACCGTTCCTCCTTTTTATTATTATTTGTATGCCTCTTCCCAATTTCCTTTCAAACCTGCTACTTCATATTCAGTAACACGGTTCTCGAAGAAGTTGGTATGGTCAGCACCGTTTAATACCCACTCCAACCATGGTAGTGGATTATCTTTTACTCCATAGTTTGGCTTCAACCCAAGTTGTAATAGACGTCTGTCTGTAATATAACGAATATAATGTTTAACATCTTCTTGCGTTAGTCCTTCAATCTCGCCGAGTTTATATGCGAGATCTACGAATTTATCCTCCAACTTAACTGCTTGCCTTGCCATTTTATATATCTCTTGTTTGAACTCGTCGTCCACGATACGTGCATGTTCAGCACAAAATGCTTTAAATAGTTTAGAGTTACCCTCTACGTGCATAGACTCGTCACGTATACTCCATTCTACAACTTTCCCCATGCCCTTCATCTTACCAAATCTTTGAAAGTTCAGTAGCATAACGAAAGAAGCGAACAATGCAACACCCTCGTTAAATACTGACTTAGCGAGCGATAATCCTAGTCCTCGTTGAGTAGAAGGATCCGACTCCATCATAAACTCAACCTTGTCTACCATTTCCTTGTACTCTAAGAATGCATGGTACTCGCTATCGGGTAGTCCAAGAGTTTCGTTTAGTAAAGCATACGCACGCTGATGAATACCCTCACGTGCGGCAAACGATCCAAGCATATTTCGTATTTCGTTATTTTTAAATCTTGGAATAAATTGATCGTAATAATTTTGCCCCACCGCAACATCAGACTGCGTAAATAAACGTAGGATATTTGTAATATAATCTTTTTCTACCGCACTAATTTTACCACCCTTCCAATCAGTAACATCTTCAGATAGATCTGCTTCGTCTTCAATCCAATGCGCTTTCTCGTGGCGTGTAGTAATCTCCACTGCCCATGGATAGTAGAATGGTTTGTAAGTGCGTGAGAACTCAATCAGTCCGCCCGACTGCTTCTTAACTAAAGTATCAGTCATCTTCATCAGTTCATTATAACCGCCGATGTTCTTTCCGTTGATTATAATTTGCGGAACTGTTCTTGCTGTTGGAAACTTTTGAAAGAATGCTAGTCTTTGGTCTTCAGTATACAACTTATGTTCTGTATAACTGAACCCATGATTAGTAAACCAATCCTTTGCTTGTATGCAGTAAGGACAATGGTCTTTGGTATAAATTTCTACTTCTGTTTGATTATGCGTGACAAGCTGTGCATTCATCCTGCGTCTCCGTGTTTGTGATGTCTGTGAATTCTTTTAATCTATCTCGTTCAATTTTCTGTGCTACGTTTTCTGCTCTATTAGATGTTTCCGTTCTCAAATAGTATAACCCTTTACACCCATATTGCCAAGCATTAAAATGTACTTTATGTATGTATGATTTAGTTGCTCCAGCAGGGAAGAATATATTAAGGGACTGACCTTGACAAATATACTTTTGACGATCGCCACCTTGTTTTACTACCCAGTCTTGATCGATCTCGATAGCAGTTTTAAACACTGCTTTTAGTTTAGCAGGCATCCAGTCAAAGTGTTGTACTGAACCTCCGTTAGTAATAATGCTAGACCAAGTCTTTTCGTCATTACGTCCCATTTCCTCAAGTATCTTTTCCAGATACTTATTCTTAGTCAAATGAGAACCAGCACGTGTACGACTCGTAAACGCATTTGCTTTCCATGGTTCGATAGAAGGTGAAGTACCGCCAATCAAACTAGAGTTAGCATTAGGAGCGATCGCGAGCAAGTGTGCGTTACGAACATTCCAACCTTTCATATCAGGTGCTTCGCCACGTTCTTTTGCTAGTATCTGCGATTCCTGTATGGACATTTCTTGAATGTTCTTAAACATTTGTATGTTAATGTCTATTGCTTCTTGAGATTCAAATGCCACGTTGTGACTTTGGAGATAGGAATGGTAACCCATGGCCCCGAGCCCCAACGAACGCTCACGTTCTGCTGAATATCGTGCTCTTGATATGGAGTCAGGTGCGTGTTCGATAAAGAATTGTAAGACGTTGTCCAAGAAGCGGACCAAGTCGGCAACGATTGTTGATTCTTTCCACTCATCATATTTCTCCAAGTTCAGCGAAGATAAACAGCACACAGCGGTTCGTTCTTCATTAGTTGCTAAATGAATTTCATTACACAGATTAGACCCATGTATTTTAAGTCCTAGTTTTTGTTGTGCCTCAGGCAACGCACGGTTCGCTGTATCAATAAAGTTTAGATATGGTTCGCCTGTACGGTATCGAGTCTCAAGTACCATCTCCCATAACTTACGAGCAGGCATACTATCACGCACGGTGTCATCGTTAGGATCTTTTAGATTCCACATCTCGTTGTTGCGTACTGCTACCATAAAGTGATCAGAAATATTTACCGCATGATGTAAGTTTAAATTCTTACGATTTACATCACCAGTAGGAACACGCATCTGAATAAACTCAATAATATCTGGGTGATCAATATCCATATATGCAGCGTATGAACCTTTGCGTGTAGTTCCCTGACGATAAGCAGTCATGTCCGCATCTACCGTGTGTAGAAAAGGAATCGGGCCAGGAGCGATATCGCTAATACTACGCACGTCTGACCAGTGACCACCGACACCACCACCCTTAACAGATAACCAGCGGAGTTCTGAGGTGTGCTCAATTAAACCTTCTAATGTATCAGGAACATACGCAAGGAAACAAGAGATAGGAAGTGCTTTTGCTTTTTCTTTTGGTAGTGGTGCGTTAGATAAGATTGGAGAACTAAACATAAACCAACCTTTAGATGCGCCGTCGTAGATGCGTTGTGCCAGTTTCATGTCGCCGTAACTATAAGCGACTGCCGCTCTAGCGAATGCTTCTTGTGGAGATTTTTCTTCTTTTCGGCAATAATAATCAGTTAATAATTTAAATGCTTGTTCTGAAAGCACACGATCCCTCTTGACATCGATGTCGATGCCCAAATGTTGCCTTGCCATGTTATCTCCTTATTCTTTACCGACAAACGATTCAGATAATGGAAACACATCGGCGATAACTTTAGCGCATGCCATTGCTACATCCATGTGTTCTTTCTGAGTTCCGTTTGCGCTTCTTAATTCTATATAATGTATCCACGAACGTAATGTTCCATTCATATACATTCGGGACATCGTAAGTCCTTCGGGCAATACTGCCCTTGCTTGTTCTTTTGCTATTCCTCTATCAATTGCCCACTGGTAAGCATTCTTAGCAGCATCAATAACTATTTGTTGTTGGCGTTCCCATTGCCACATTATATTTCTATCTTTATCATTTTTAATATCCATCTCAATCGAATTCTGACGATTCTTATCATCTTGATAGCGAGCATCACGAATAACGAATTGTAAATCCTCCAACGGATTAGCATAACGCTGACTAAACTCTTGGAATGAAAAAGATCTATGCCGCAGTATTTGGCGTGCGATATCTCTAGTGGTTTCGATTTCCAAACAGGCACTTGCCATCTCGAGCGGTGACCAGTGTTTATGCTTTACCAAATAATTTATAAGTTTCTCAGAAGTCTCTTTATTATTTTGATTGGATGGATTACTTACTCTGGCGCAAAACGCAATTAAATCTTGTACGTTTTCGATGCCTTCCGCAACCATCTCTTCACTTGGCATAGACCAAGAAACTAACTTCACATTCATCATTCAAATTTTCCCCATTTCATAACCCAATTTTCTGCTGTATCTTCAGCATACTGTTCAGTATGACCTATACAGTTTATTGTATTTTGTAATATATCATCTTCATAACAGTAAACATATAGAATGCCTTCTTCTACATATACTGTAGCACGCCTATTGTTTTCTTCGGAATTAAACTCGTGTAATTTAACCATGCGTATACTCTCTAAAAAGTAGGTAACGTGTACCCCTCAAATAACCAAGCATATGCTCCTCGAAGCATTAATGCCACAATCAATAAAAATATAGAAAACCCAAACATTACAAATGATGAAAATATAATACCAAAAACCTTCAATACATAATTCATGCCTTACGCCAACTTCCCTCTTCCCAAATCCACAACTTTGCATCCATACCGATAGCGAACTTGACTCCCTTGTACTCTAGAAACACTTCTGGTATTACACAACCAAAACCATTGCGCTCTTCGGGAGTTAGGAATTCTTTTGGTTCGCATTCAGTACCTTTCGCTAGTTCGAAAATGTCAGTCATGCTTTTCTCCACTCACTGAGTTTCGCCTTTGCTGCTAACCCTTTGAATGTATTGTTACTTATAATAGTTTGAATTTCAAGAGGATCCATTCCAGATAGTACCATATCATTTATATCTTTTTCTTTCACATAATTCGGAAATAAACTTATACTATATCCCATATCAATTATTTTCTCGATTCGCTTTAGTATATCTTTATTGCGTGGTTCGTTATCAAATACAAATACCACTTTATCAGTACCGATCATTCTTAAAGTCTCGGCAGATAAATCGGCACCACCCATAGCAACAGCGTTATCTAGAAACATACTATCTATTGGTCCTTCTACGATATACACCGTTTTAGAAATATCAACGGTGTCTAGACCAAAGATTTTAGGATCTTCGTTTTCTAGTTTCACTGTTATATAGCGCAGCGAAGTTTTGCCAAACGCTCTGCCTTGGAATCCGATTAATTGATTATTTTTATCAATGAACGGTATTATTAAGCGTGGTTCATCTTTTTCTACCACGTTAAATTTTTCAGGCGCAAACTTATGAGCGAAGCATTGAAACTTCGGTGCATAAAATAATTTATAATGAAACTTAGCAGGGATTTTGCGTTTCAAAATATATTTCTTAACAGGATGTTCTATATCGAGTTGGGATATCTTCTTCAACTGTCCTAGAGGAGTTTTGAGATACTGTGGGCGTTTCTTAAACCTAAGTTCCGTTTTTGTTTTTGGGGTCGCTGCAGTGCGTCTGTCGCCCTCTGAGAATCGTTCTAGGGAGTACTCTTTATGAAGTTGGGGGTTTACGTGCTTTAGCAAACCATTTAGAGTTGTGCCGTGACCGCAGTTATGGCACTTGTAAATAGGTTTGTTTTCCTTTTGGAAAATGTACCCACGTGCTTTGGTCTTATTTGTTTGTGAGTCTCCGCAAAAGGGGCAGCGGAAGTTATATACTCCACTGTTCTTTGCTTTGAAATTCTCAAGGGATGCCGAAGCGAGATTTATGTATTTTGCGTCAATATAATCCATAGGATTTATTATATAGCAAACACCTCACTGACGCAAGTTTTTTTAGAATATTTTTTTGAGTGCCTCTAGACCACCTAGTAATAACCAACCAACGACCAGTCCACCACCCATAATTAACCATCTCCAGTTTTCTACCTTGTGGAGTCTCTGGTCTAACTTGCTGAGAACCTCGTTCTCATTATCATTGTGTGCTTTTTGATCAGCACGAAGTTGCTTGATCTCAGACATGATCTCATTATGAGACTTCTCAATTTCTTTTTGGAGTTCGTCTTTCAAATCGTTTATCCTTATGTGGAGTTTCTCAATGTGTTGTTCTGTTTCCACACGTCGATCCTCCATGAGTTGGAAAAAATCAATATCTTTAGTAGTGGGTGCCATTATCTTGTAATCTCTTCCCAATCTATTGATGCAAACACAGTTTGGCTATCTGTTGCTGGAGCTACTAAGAATGATAGTGGTTCAGCGGTTGATGTAAATGTATTCCTTTCCAACTGAAACTTGAACAACGCTTCTTTGAGAATATCAGTTGTTGGCGAACCTTGATTGGATGAGTTCAAGTAACCTTGTGCAAGAACTCTACCACCACCATCATGTGCTGTTCCAGATGTTGTATATTCAACAGATGAATTTACTCCAGCACTAGTCCAAGATGCAGTAGTAACATTTCCACCAGCGACAATTCTCCAAGAGAAGTTCACTCCATTACCAACTCCCAACATTGATATTGCTGTAAGAATAACAATAGCATCTAGTCTTGCAGACTTTAATCTTATTGAAACTACAGGGTAATATGTTCCCGCATCTGCTAAATCATAGGCGGATGTAATTGGAGTTCCAACTGAGTGTTGTCTACCTCTTAGTTCATAACCACCCTCAGATATAACAGTAGCACAAACTTGTTTCGATTGACTCGCACCAGAGGTTA